GTTGTGCTTGACGTACTGTCATAAACTCTAACAATAGCCTCAAGCACATCCACATCATAAGCGTTCAGTGTGTATGAAGATGTGCCTGAAGTAAGGTCTAGGGAGACCTGTTCAACTGTCCAAAGATTGATGCCTCTATTTGCCCAATCAGAAAACATAATGTTAAGAGACCTTCTGGCTGTAGCAGCATCGTAACCTGTTCGCAGTTCCAAACCAGCTAGTTCGTATGCTTCTTCGATTACTTCTGCTGTGTCTAAACTAAAAGTCTTAGTTCCAGAAGTTGCCATAATTAATACTCTTTTATGACTGTTAGCACGATGACATATGAGTCACCACTTGCATGTCCTGTTGTTGTTAATTTTATGTCTCCAGTTTTGCCACTAGATGCAGCAGTGTTCTGAAGACCACCAAAATTTGTAAAGTCCAACTGTTTAGTGTCTCCTGAATTTAAATCAAGAGCAATCGTGTTTGTGCTAGCATTCCAAAGAAGTTTAACACTCATACCGAAAGTTGTGTAAGACACTTTAGCAAGTTTACATCCTGTACATGCTGTACCATCTGTGCTTCTTGCAGCAAGTGCACTTACATCAACTTTAGTAACAGCTGACTCACCTGTACCATCTGATGTGTTGGTAAGCTGTATAACAGCCTTTCTGTCATCATCTGTGATAGTTGTTGAGGTTACTGCGTCTGCCATTATCTACTCCTATTATGCGTCAGCGAACATAGTTACTATAGTTCCTGAACCTAGAACTATGCCTTCAACAGCATACTTGGCAGAAGCCATAGCAGTTACTTTTACGATACTGCCAGCTAGTCCACCTTTAGTTGAACCATTCATGGTTATTACATCATTTGATGCACCAGATATAAAAGTTTTACCAGTTGCATCATCTACACCTGTGTATAAACCACCAACGAATTTATCTGTTCCGTCAGTTAGTATATCCATATCTGTAGCTGCTGTTTCTACCACGAAGAAAAAACTTGCTCCTAAGTTATTAGTTTGATTAGGATCGTCGTCCCTTCCAGGAGCAGTAGCCACAATACTAGGTAAAGTAAATTTACCATCTGCATCATTACAAGTAAGTATTTTACCTGCGTGTGAAGCAACAGTTAATGAAGTGTCAGCTGTTAAGCTAACTACTACAGCGTTGCCTGCTGAAATAAATCCTGCCAATGATTTGACTGGACCTGAAAATGTCGATTTTGCCATAATTTCCTCCTTTGGAAATAAGTTCTATAGTCTCGGCTCGTCTGCTAGGTCAGTCTATAAAACAGTTAATTAATTTACCCTAGACTTTTATTCTATACCTATTGTCGAAAAAAAGAAAGGGAAGCCGAAGCCTCCCTTACTTTCGTCTAAACGATTATTTACGCTCCTGGGGATCCGTAAATACCACGCCAATCACTAAAACCAAAAGAATATCTTTCTCTTGCTTTGTAACGCATGTTACCAGTCTCGAAGTCTCCTTCCATTCCAGTAGACATTGATGCCCTTACAAAATGTTTCAGCCCATTAGGTGCGTCAGTTTTTACAAAAAACGCATCCGTATCAGTTAAGAAGTGATTAACTGTGTAACCTTCAGGAAGCATGCTCATGTTTCTGATAGCGTTTATATCATTATCAGAAGTTGACACTCTTCCAGGAGTGTTTAACAGTCTATCAGCTACGAACTGAAGTGCTGGGGGAACGATTAACTTTCTAGCTTGAACGTTAGTCTTTAAACCACGCTCATCTTTAAATCCAGCAATATCAATCATTGCATTTTCTAAAGAAGTTTCGTTCAAATCAGCAGCTGTACTCGGCTCGTTGGCTTGATCTCCAGCAGTCAAAGTTGGGTGGTCAGTAGCGAATAACTCCTTACCATCCCCTCCAGGATAACTGGATGAGAAACCATTATTAAGAACATTTGCAGCTTTCACTTGCTTAGTTTGGCTCATTGACCTAGCTAATGCTTTAGTGTATCTAGCTGAAAGGCTATCATAAAGGTTGTCTTCTATAGCTTCCTCAGTTAAAGCAAAAGCTAATGCCACAGTTTCGTGAGAGTACCTTGCTGTGTAAGTTTCTTGCGCATAGTCGTATGAGACTGATGAGCCTTCTCCTTTCACAGGTGCTTCACCGAAACCTGAAAGCATAACTTCTTCTTCAAACGCTCTGTCTGAATTTTCTGTATCGAAAATTTCAGAATGCTCGTTTTCGTATCTGCTATATTCAAGTCCAAAGAGAGCGTTTAAGCCAGGCTCTAGTTCTTGCACTAATTGTGCTCTATTAATTGCCATCTTTAATTACCTCTTTAGTTATTGCCGAACACAGAAGCTGGGAACGTCACATACACTCTAGCGTACTGTCCAATAGAATTTGATGGTTTGTCGGGAAAACCTACTACTGTCGCAATACCACTAGAAGTTGTAGTTGTCACACCTTCTTTTGATCGACCTGTTGCTGTATCACCTGCAGTTGTCGAAATAGTATTAGTTGTGCCGATTGATGCTTGTGTTGGAGTGCCCGTTGACTGAGCCTCGTAGACAATATCAGGATCGACATATACTAACGCTTTCGCATTTGCAGAACCTAGTGTTGCGGTGTCAGCCGTCCACATCTTCGCAAAGATGATTTCGCCTGAAGTCGCTGTGTATTCTACTCCGTAAAATACGCCCAATGGTGTACCTGTTGCAGTACCCTGTATAACCAAACCACTTGAGAGATTAACTACATCGCCCGAAAAAATCGAGGCATTTGTAGCACTTGCTATCGCAAACTCTTGAGGTCTGATTACACCACCAGACATATGATATGCGGGAGTAAAACCATCTGGATCATTTACATTTGCCATATTGTTTTACCTTATAAAATATGTTGTTAAAATATCTTAGTTTTACCTAAGATCCTCTTCCGAAAGTAACCTTTGTGTTTCTATTAGGTCTACTAATAGGCATACTTGGGTCGCTTTCTCTCATTAAATCTGTGTCAACAGCACGCATCGCGTCTGCGGTAAGACTATCGAAATACTCTTTCCGTTCATTTACTGTTTCCTCAGGTATTCTTGCCAGGATCAGCCCACCTACTCCGATTACACCAGCATGTACTCCGTCTTGTATCGTTGGTGCTTCGAAATCTGGAAACTCTTCCGCACGCACAGGTTCAAAACCTTCACGTAGACGCTTAGACATATTAGTCTTATCGTCTTGTCCGAGTATAGATTCTCTAATCCAACGATGCTTAAAACCTGGAGGTGCAGGTGGTGCATCTAGGGCAGAGGGTGGTGCCCATGGTGTTTTGCGAGTTTGTTTATCTCGTGCTTGTGCAGATCGAGGAGATCGATCCGTAGCAACAGATTCATCTACTTGTTCGTTTGTATCTTTTTCTGTCATTTTTTACTCCTTATTGTGTTTTAACATATTTAGCATACTCTTCAAGAGGCACACCGAGTTTTTTCGCTATTGCTACTTGACTCTGTGTGAGTTTTACAGTCTTACTGCGTGCTTTTTTATTTCTTGCTTGTCTTGTTGGACTCGCTACTCTCTGCACGGGAGAGTCGGAAACTTGTTCTCGATCTTCATTATAGGTGCTAATTCCAAATTTGGAAAGCCTATTGTCTAATTCTGTGTAATACTCATCAGTCTTACCATCATAGCCTTCTTCCATAAGTTCCCTGTGGACACCGAATGCAGCAAAAGTTAAACCTTGGTCTTGTCCAAACCATGAGTTTCTTTGTGCCCATTCCTGTGCTTTGGGATCAGGTGGTGCTGGGACAGTGTTCGCCTGTTGCTCTGCTGCGTTAGGAAGCGTTGGTGCTTCTTCGGTGGGATTTTCAGACGACCTTTTTCTTTGCTCTGTAACACGACGCAAACTTTCTGCTTCTACAGACAAACGAGCAAGTTTCTCGTTTGCTGAAACTATTGCATCTGTGTCACCACGATCAAAGGCATCTTTGTACTCCGCTTTCGCAGCATCCAATTCTGTGTTAATCCTATTGTCATACTCAGAGAACATAGCTGTATTCGCAGAGTCAGCTTTCTTTTTTAGATTTTCATTTTCTTTTTGAACTTTTTGAGCCCAAGAAAGTGCTTCCTCACTTTGTCTTTCTGTTTCTCTAAGTTTGTAGGTTAGCTTGTTTATTCTTTTCTGAACAGAATCACTATACTCTTCTTGTTCAGATTTCTCCTCAGGTTTAGTTTCTTCGGCTTCAGCTTCTACAACTTCTATCTCATTCTCTTTTTCTTCATTCTCTTTTTCTTCAGCAGGAAGCTCAACTTCTACTGCTTCTTCTACGGCAAGATTTTCTTCTTGTTGCATGGTTTCCTCCATGTTGGTTATTAATAATCAACTGCTTCAGGGTCTGGTATTCTAGCTAATATCTCGTCATCATTTAAAAGACGAAGTTCTCCTCCGTCAATTTTAAAGCGAGCACCAGCATACCTGCCGAAAAGCACCCATTCTCCCTCTTGACACCAAGCACCCTCAGGAAACTTTACAGTATCCTTATAGGCATCTGGACCAAGAGAAATAACATATCCTACAACTGAGGATACTGTGTCTCTTTCAATCGTTTCAGAAACTAATTGAATTCCGCCATCAGTTACAGCAGACCTACCTCGTGGCAGTATCAATACTCTGTATCCTGTTGGCTGTGGTAAAATATCTACTTGAGAAGCAACTTCTTCTACGGATTTCTCTTCTACGATTTCTTCCTCAGCTTTAGTTCCTTTATCAAAATTCATGACCACGTCTGGTACAACATTTTTATCAGTCATCTATTTCTTTCTCCATATTTTTTTGCAGGTCAAGTATTTCTTGTTCGGCAGAGCGAAGACCTGATATCTCTCCGACGACGCGTTGGTATTGCTCAAAATTGGCAACACCTCCCGATGCGAGTGTTTCTTCTAAAGCAGCACAACGTTCTCTGTACTTCCTGAGTAGGTACTCGACAACCTTTATATAGTCCATTAATCAGAACTATGAAAATTTAAACCTTTTGTGGCAGCACCAGTGCCTCTCGTTTTCATAACTTTCTTTTTTGAATGAAGACCACCTTCACTGTAGCCTTTTATCTTTTTATTTTTCTTTGGCATGTTTTTCTCCTATTGATTACTCACTTTTTTCCTCTGCGTCTTTTACTTGCTTAAGAATTTCTCCATAAGATTTCTGAGACTTGAGTTCTGCATCCATTGCATCTTTCTCACGAGAAGCTGCAATTTTCTGTTGGGCAATGTCCTCATTCTTCTCTGCTTTTGCTAGAGAAGTCTGTGCATCCATTTCTGCCTTAGTCAGTTCAGTTTGAGCACGTAGTTGATCAGCTTGTGCTTTTCTCTGTATTTCCATACCTTGTAGTTCAAGCTGTTTGTTAGCTAGATCTAGTTGAGGTTGCTGCTGGGCAATTTGTTGTGCTTCTATTAAGGCTTGCTCTTGTCCTGTTATTTGCTGTGTTGCCTCTGCTGCTAACATAGCAATTTGATTCTGTATTTCCATTGGCACTGGTTGTCCTTCTGGTGGAAGTTCCATACCTTGCTCGGCTAGAATTTGCTGTACTTGTAGTCTGTACTTCATAGCCTGATGCTCTTGTATATGTGCTTGTAGTGCTTGTAGTGCAGCAGGATTTTGCTGTACCATTGGGTTTTGCATAAATGCCATATGGGCTGCAATGTGAGCATCGTGGTTTTGCTCTAAAAATGCTTTTAAGGGTGTGCCCATAAGTGCGTCTTGGTTTTCTTGCACTGGGTCTTTAGGAGACATGTCTTCTGGTGGCTCCAGTATTTCATCTATGTTTTGCACACCTAGTGCAGTGTACATCTTAAAGTAAGCCTCTCTTAAATTATGTAACTCAGGAGCACTTTGTGCTAGCTGTAGTTGTGTTTGTGCTAATACGACACGTTGGCTCATACTAAAAATGTTTGGGTCGCTTACAGGTAACACATCCACTTGCCCATCAAAATCTTTAGCGTACACAGTACGTGTACCACCAACAACATCATAAGGATATTCTGCTGGTAGCGATTCAGCAAAAACTCTTGCTAATAGTTTAAATTCTATTTTTTGAGCATAGTGTAGACGTTTATGTATAGCGGACATTATTTTACTGCCACGTTCTAACATCGCGATAGTTGTACCAACAGGTGCTTCTTGACCCATATCACCTATCTTCATGTCTGCTATGTTAGCAAAACGTTGACCACCTTCTACGATAACAGCTAACAGCTGTGCTAGTACACCACTTGGTTCTTTATAAGGTAGTGGCATCAGAGCATCTCGTATAGTGCCTCCTGGGACATCTACATCTCGCCACTCTCCTGGCTCTATAGGATTATCATCATCCCTAATTCGCATGCCTCTAGCTTTAAACCCAGCAGGCAAGTTACTTAGTGTGCCTGCATCAACAAGCTGTCTTAGTATAGAAGTTGCTGATTTACTAAGTCCACCAATCATGTGTATGAGCCCAAAACCATAAAAACCTAGTCCTGGAAGGAACTTATAGTGAACAAAGTACTCTATTTTCTTCTTAAGAGGGTCATCTGGAGAGAAGTTTCTTCTTATAGAGAGTATCTGATTACTCTCTTTTACCATAGTTACTATGTATGGTAAGGCTATTCCCGTCTCTTCACCATCTTCTGAGTCTTCAAAACCTTCTAAATCTAGGTCTACATGCATTTCGAGTACTGTATATGTTTCAGCAACTGAAGGTTTACTGACTCCAGTTATGTCATCTATCTTTGTTTTAACTCCAGACATGCTTTCCTCGTCCTGAGAAGGTACACCAATCTCTACATCTCTATATAAACCAGCCTGTTGCATTTTACGAATATGATTTTCTGTCATCTGTATGACATGTGTTGCTCTAGGGCAATCAAGTAAGTCTGTCGTCGAATACGAAACTATAAAATCTTCTGCCATTATAAAGCTACTAACTGCTCTAGCTTTAGATGGATCATAATACACCTTTTTAAACGCTGAACCAGAAAGTGGTAGATAAAACAACAGCTGGTCAAGTTCAGGATCGAACTCTTCCATATTGTATGTTATCTGATAGTTCATAAACTCTTTGACTCTTTGTGCTTGTTGCTCTTTTGAAGCATCAGCATTACCTAAGACTTGTGTTTTGACAGGTCCATCAGCAGGCAAGAGTTCCTTATACGCTTGTGCTTGGAACTGTGCTACAGATTCAGACAGTAAAGGGTGGTGTACACCACTGGCTCCTGGGAATGGTTCAGTTCTGTCCTCAGTTTTTATACCTAATAGATCTAGACCTTTAGTAAACGATTCTAGCCATTCTCTACGAGACTCTTCGTCTTCGTCAAAATCTGAAGTAAGATCCATGCAGAGAGCACGTAAGTCTTCTTCGTTTATAACGTCTGCTAAGTTTTGATTAAAGTCTTCAATCGGGTCGGGGACTATAGCTATGTTAGATTCTTCTTCGTCGCCTTCGATAATTATGTTTTCTGGTAGTATTTCTTGTTCTTCGAGAGGAAGTTCTATCTCTAATTCTTCGGATAAAACAGGGGACAATGTTGATTTTTCTACAGCCATATTACTTTTGTCGAATTATTATGATTTGAATCATACTTTAAAAAGTCCTCAATAGTAAACTCGTTTCCTCCGATAGACTGGCTCTTCCTCGTAGTCCGTTCCTAGTTTTACAAAACCACCCTGACGAAATCTCATCAATGCTTGTGTTGTGCTGTCAACTAAATCGTCGTGTTCTCCGTATGGGAAGTCCGACACTTCGTCCATTAGCTGCTCTGCCCAATTAGTTTCTGGCACCCACACGTACCCACCACTGAACAACGGAGTACAAGAATTAAGT